TAATTCAGCATCTTCATTGTCGATATCTTCTAAAAGTTTAATGAATAATTGTTCACGTTTAACCTGTGACATGTCATCATAACCACCACCTTTGAAAAAGATTTTTAAGCGTCTTGCTTCTCTATAAAGCATAGTTTTTGCTTCATCTTCAAATTGGTTTGGATTCCAAGGTGGAGCTGTATCGGGTAGTAAAAACTCGATAGACTCGTCATATATTAAACGTAAAACATTGCGAAAAGGAACATTATCGTTTTCACGAAGCCATGCAACTTTTGCGGCTTTGGTTTTCTTTTTTGGAAGTTCAGATAGAACTTCTGACATTGATAATCTAATTGCCATAATTAAAAATCCTGTATATCTGTAATTAAGTTCTTCAACTTTTTCTTAACAAAGAAGTTAAACAGATGTTCGCGACCAACTCCTTTGTCCTTGTTAAATTGCTCAAGAATCTCGTCTTTATATTCTTGCGGAACTAAGCTTAGGTCAATCATTTGCTTATTCCTATTTAAACGGAGTTTTGTTTCTTCGTCCATAGTTTCGGGCTCAGTTAAAAACTTCGTTATTCTTTTCTTAGTCATTGGTTTTTGTCTATCACCAATAGCTAAGCAATTGTCAGCACTCAAGATGTTTGGTACACCATCACCAACATCTCCTCGTAACACTTGTTCTTGTAAATATTTATCCGGGTTATCATGTCGTACCCAGCGTTTCATAACTGGATTATATTGGTCAACATTCGCATATGTTTGTAATTGAATGAAGTCTTTGTCACCAGATAGAATCAATATTTTTTCAGAACCAATATTGAGTTCAGTACCAAACTCATGTACCACAGTAGCAATAATGTCGTCAGCCTCACAGCGTTCTACATTGATTACTTTATATGGGAAAAATTCTTCGATTTCAGCTCTGATCGCATGGATAACTTCAAAGAGTTTATTCCAATCCATATCAGAAGCATCTCTACCTTTTTTACGATTCGCTTTATAATAAGGGAAATAGTCACGTCGCCATACGTCTTTGTTATCGCAACATAAAACAATCTCGCCATATTCCTCAGAGAATTTTTTACGATTAAATCGAATTGAATTTAAGAACATGTGACGAAGTAAATTTTCGTCTAGTTCCACATTTGTGTGGTTGCCAATACTCGCAAAGAGTGATGCCAACATTACTTGGTTGTAGTCAACTAATATCATAATTTTACCATAATTTAATTTAAGTATTGGATATTATATCATAAATCTTCGTCTTTGTCAACCCCTAGCCCAATAAGTTCGCTTTTCAGTCCACCTACGGTTCTTGTTCCATCGGAATCAATAATTGCTACGTTTTGACGTGCGAAGTCGTGTAATGGATGTTTACCATCCATAGTCAATAAATGTAAAGCTTTAATACTTTCAAATATCAAAATCATGTTTGGAAAATACTTATCAATATCGCTATCGAAATCACAATTGGCTCGGGCCATTTCATGTAAAACGTTTTCCCATATAATTTCTGATAGGTCATTTGCATAATTTTCTTTATATTCTGAAATTCTACTTTTAACTTCTTCTGCCGACATTGGAGCATCAGAAATCAGCTTTGGAAATTGTACAACATTATCCGGCTTCTTTTTGTCCGCCATGAGTTATATTCCTTAATAGTGTGTTCCACATTACTTGGAATGACTGAACACTGTTTCTTGCTAGGTTAAACCTATCTGAATAAGTAAATCCATTAAAATAGTTTGGATTTTGTTTCATACTTTCTAGTACTTGTTTTGCTACTGAGAATGCATAGTTTGCATGGAATTGTGGGTCTTCGTTCCAATCATACATAATTGTAGCATTCTGTGCAGTTTCAGGTAATGCACCATAATTTGGATGGATACAAATCACCTGGCTCTTAATTGCTTCAATAAGAGCGATACAAGAAGTTTCTTTCCAAATATTTGGATATAAGAAAATATGAGCATCATCAAGAGCTTTCAAAACTTCTTCGTTAGATTTAACTCCGTGATATGTCATGTTTGGATGTGCTTCAATTGTTGCAAATAAACCTTTATATGCTTCATTACGTTGTTCCCATCCATAAATTTCAAAGCCAGAATAAACATCAAGATGAATGTTATCGTATTGCTTACTCAATGCATCAAATACTGGAACTAATAATTCCAATCCACGATGTGGTGTTGTATGGTAAATAAAACGAATAGTATCTAAGTTTTTCTCTTTTGGTGCAAATTGTTTTTCAACAGCATTATAGATAACGCTACATTTGCTATAAGGAATACCAAATCTTACAATGTATTGGTCACGTTGCCATGCTGATACAAAAACAAAATGGTCAAACTTTTCCCAACCACCATCTAATAAGATTTTATTTTCTGGGTCTTCAGCTAAATCGTGAGCCCATAAGATATTCAATACATCATCTTTCAGTTCACGAGGTCTGCTCAAATGAACAGCAACTTTTTCTTGTAGTTCTTTATCGACGAGGTCAACGAAACGTTGTCTCATCATTTCAGTTCCACCTTTTGAATTAGTGGATTGCTCGGAGTTAATTACTTCTCCTTTATACACGCAACTCATTTTCTACTCTCTCTAATTTTTCGTTTACAGATTGCTTGAGGCTTTCTGCATAATTTCTAAGTGTGCTAATCGTTGTATATAAGTGACCTTGAGCTTGACTACCATCAATTTGCTTTTCTAAATCACTAATTACAATTTGTACTGCACACAGTTTTTCTAAATCATTCATATCGCGCTTCTCCCATTATATCATTCAATGATTTTTGTGACCCTTTCTTTTCCCACCAGTCTTTTAAAAATTCGTATGAGTAAATGGCTGAGTCTGCCTGTTTGTTATAATAATATATATTCTTTGAGCGAAAGTCGATTACATTCTGGTTAAATAGTGGAAAGGTATAAACCTTACCAAATCCATGAAGTACATTATTTTCAAATGACGGCGGTGCACCCATCGGCATTCTATAATGTATAGCACCTTCTACAGCACCATCAAAATAATAATCTATAATCTTCTTTGCATAATCACGTTTCAATGCATAACATTGTAAACCGTGGTCCCATAATTTACGACGACGAATATTCATTGGAGGATATTCTGTTTCTGTATCGTATGGATACTCAAAAACATTACACAAATGTAATGCATTCCAATTTGGAATTGCTTCAATAAATTCCAATAAAGTAAAGTTCCAATGCTTTACTGTTTCGAAGTCAACATCATCTTCAAAGAATAGCCCATAATCTTCGTCGGTATTTTCATACCACCATTTGATTGTAAGTAAATGAGAAGACGTTACGCCTTTGGTCATAATTTCTAAAAGTGCTGGTTCACCAACAAACTTTATAGAATTTTCATTATATCGCTCGTAAACATGCACATTAATATTTGGACAACCGAGTTTGTTAAACTCAGATTCCGTATATGCTTTACGGTCGGGACACTCTTTAAGATTGATTATGTTCGGTGTCGGTATGTTCTGTAGTTTGCTCAAGTTTAAAATCTTCGCTCAATTCATTGTAAATATCAGTAAGAATACTATGGAAGTTTCTTACCGAGCCATTATTGTGTATACGATATGTGTTTACGTCAAACTCTTCGTCGAGTACATAAGCACTATCAATCGGTGTTTCTTTTTGAATTGTATATTCTTTAACTAAATTACCATTAAAATACCTACGACTATCTGTAGAATAGTCATGCCCTTCTCTTGTAATCTGAACAATGACAACATTTTCTGTACCTACTTTTTCGATGAGTGGTTTGAGTTCTTCTACAAATCCACCATCTGCAACTGCATAATTGATTCCATCTTCAATTTCTTCTGCAACTAACTTACCAAAATAATCTAATCCTTTCTTTGGCTTAATAACATTTTCAGATACATGTATCATTGCTTCTCTACGAGAATGGTCACCAAGTGCATGTTCGACCACTTCTTTCTGTTCGCGATCGTTGTAACCTTTCATAAACCAAGCTTTATCAACACCAAAAAATTCGATTGTTTCTTTAAACAATTGGTGTTTGAAACTTAAAGCTTTAAAGCCAAACATCTCTTTATACAAAGAGGCGGCTTCGTCTTTACCACTACCAGGTGGTCCGTTAAATATTACTATCATTTTCTTTCCTATGTGTAAATCCAAATTTTGCTATATAGTAAGCATCGACTATGTCAGATATTGGATTATAGCCTTTTATTATATCAAGTTTGGCGCGAATGTCAACCCCTGTTTCTTCATTAAAGGCTTCTAACATCATGTCTTTATTTGCATTACCTTTACCCGTAGCAAACTTTTTAATTTCTGTAGGAGCTGGTACTGTGAAATCTATTCCATTTTCCCACAGCTTATATTTTAGTAAACCTGCGTTTTCTGCTATTTGGAAGACTCTTCCGACTGCTCCGAACGCATAGCCTTCAATACAGACGTTTGTACTTCCGGCGGCAAGTATGTGTAATAAACTCCATTGTGCCAAGTTGTTGAATCGCTCATTGTCTGAGCCATACGACGGATAAACGAAACAATGATAGTTTTCAGCTTCTCTAATTTTCTTTTCATTTGCTACAAAATAATAAAACTTACAATTTGAATAATTCCAATCTTCACCTGAATGTATACAAATTGCAGGTGACGTTAAACTATAATCTACTCCTG